GTTGTTCGCAATCACGTTGTTCACCACATTGTTGTTACGTCGGTTGTTGTTCACCACATTGTTGTTACGTCGGTTGTTGTTCACCACATTGTTGTTACGTCGGTTGTTGTTCGCCACATTGTTGTTACGTCGGTTGTTGTTGTTCGACATCGTGATGTTGTTCAAAATGTTTCCATTGTTCAACACATTTTCCATCGCAGAATTGTAATCAACCTTGACAAGCTTTTTCTTGGAAGCAATTTTGATGGGTTCACGTACATTAAGCGATTTCAATTTTACATGAATTGCTTTTATTATATTAGACTTTTTACCATCCTTTGGTTCTATGGCTTTTAATTTGCGCATCACTCGCTTCAAATCGGCGACTGTAGACTTTGAACTAAACAATATTTCATAGTCTCTTACAGTGAGTGGTGATCTCTTGTCTAATAAGTATGTTCTATCCTTAGTAAGGACGAGTGGTGGTAGTGGTAGCTTACCTTCCTGAACATCCTCATAAACCTGACATATTTCCTTCCTGGACAGAGAAACATCCAAGCCTGTGTTCTGCTTAATTACGTCTCTGAGGTTCTTAATATCAGCACTCGGATCACACGCATTCATTGCGTATTTATATATATCTACAAAATTTTTACTACAAAACATTAAATATAATTTTAATCTGTTGTAGTACGACCATAACCAATACTAAATAACCTTACCTTATTTTCATAACTCATACCAAAATCAAATATATTTGTGTCTTTTATGTCTATGTTTATCATGTTTATCTTTTTAGTATAAACTGTTCTATTATCGGTTACCGCAAATACTATAGATTGAAGAAAGTCTTTCAAATTGTTTATCTCATCTTTGAATATTCTATCCATGTTTATTTTCAAACACGTTATTTCATAATCCTTTTTGTCCAAGAATGGCAACAAAGGATAATTTTCAGCTATAAATCCATCTACATAATTATACCCATTGTATTCAACAGATTCAAATATTAAAGGTATAGCCATACTCATACAAACCGCATCTATTACACGCATTTTAGGATGTGTATCTTTTGAAAAATATTCGGTTCTGGATGTATTTAAACAAAAAGAAGATATATGTCTTTTCTTTTCTATTTCTTCAAATGTGGGGTCACATTCACATATTTCTACCAGTTTTTCTCTAACAGTCTGTATATTAACAAAACCATAATTACTTATAAATGATGAAATACTCAATGTTACAAGTGATTCTATATCTACATTAAGACATGTGTCAAGTATTTTATCAATGTTCATACCTAATGCTAAAAATAAAGTTAGTATAGATCCGGCCGAACATCCTGAAATTTCTAATGTGTCATTAAGTTCTTTTTCTCTGGATTTAAGTGCTCCAATTAAAGCAAATATACCCATGGACGCTGGACCTATTACTAGATACTTCATCACCTACTTAATAGTAGGAAGGAAAACTGCGGCGAAGAAGCGCAAAAACAACGGCGAAAACAACGGCGTGAGTTATAGAGGCGGACACACTGGTCTGACCAGATCGGAGAAGTCCACCGCTACCCGGCGGTATTGTGAGCAACATACCCGGGCTGAGGGCGAGGAAGAGGGTGGTGGTGACTATCAAATCAGTCTTTGTCAACACAATACCAAGAGCCTTCGCAATGAGCGAGTATATCAAGAAGAAGACGAGAGCATGGAAGAAGACGGCGGAGTTGCTCGTGCGACCGTTCATAAACCTAAGGTTACGACCGTTGGTTGTGAGGACAACACCCGGGCTGAGGGCGAGGAAGAGGGCGGCGGGGATGGCGACTTTTTGAGATGTAATATCTGGAAGCATTTATTATAACACTATATTATTTTGGTTGTCTGTGTGTATCATGACAAAATCAACAAAATCTTCAAATCTTGCATTTTTCATGAGCTCACCTTTTAGATTTGTATCTTCTAAATACTGTAAAATTTTAGTCCAAATGTAATAAAGTTCATTATTATATGGGGACATTCCACAACTCATATTATCACCATGTTCAACGTAACAAAACTCTTCAAAGTCTGTAAATGTTGCATTTGTAAAAAGTATATTCTCCAACATTGCATCATACAAATAAATTCTAATCATGTCCCATAAATACCATAGTTCATCTGAATATTCCACACCCCAGTCATGGATATTCAGATGCGAATCAAATTCGTTTTCTATATCATCATCACTCGAAATAGCATCGAGGCCGACTTCAGCCTCGTAGACATATTGACTCCAAACCATGATGTATTACTTACTATCATTCTTGGCCTTATCTTTTATACCAATTAACGAAATGGCGGTAGTTTCCTTGACCTTTAAGTTGTCCTGAATAGCGTTCATAACACCTTCGATCTTGGCTTCGTCACCACCAAAATATTGAGTCAATCCGTCACGGATTGCATCCTTATTCATACCGGCTTTTCGAACCGATTTGCGTAGGCTAATTTTGCCCTTCCTGAGGTTAATGGTATCTATGCCCTGGTTAATCATATGCATCTTAAGAGATTCCTTGAGACGCTTTTCTTCCTGATTAAGGATTTTGATATCAGATTTAGCTTCAGAAAGCTGTTTGGAAAGTTCGACGAGTTTGGAAACCGTATCAGAGAGATCATCTGAAACAGTGGACATTATATATTAAATTCAACTATATTCTAATCTTTAAGCGCACAAACTGCGTTGCATGTCATCCGGCACAATGGTAGTATTATTCCACACGTAGTTTTGCTTCGGGTTCGGTGGGTCGGCACGGATTTGCTGGTTAGCGTTTCTGAGTGCACCACCAACAGTTTCCGGGAAACCAATTTGCTGACGCGGCTCCAAGAAGGATTGGCCAGCCAAAATATCTTCTGGGGCAAATTGACCGAAATCTTGTTGTGTGGCAATCTCTCTCGGGAGGAGAGAAGACGCGAGACCCGTGGCATTTTGCATACCCGGTCCTTCCATGCTCACCGGGGCACCTTCCGACGGCTCGTCGCCACCGATCGGCGCATAAGTGCGTTCTGTAATAGAATACTTAGACTTGCCATCGATCATACTGAACAAGACATAGATTAAAACAACAGCGGCAACCAACATAAGAACGTTCTTCGTTCTACCCTTCATCTTTATATAGAATAAACAATTTTTTTTTACTGCTCATCTTCATCCCGAATTATATAGTCTTCTGGGTAAGCTTCTTCAACAACCGGATCATCGAAGACCTTGACCTGAACCAAGTTCCAAACCGGACCGAAGGCCTTCTTGGCGAACCACAAACCTGCGAATTCGAGAACTGCGGTGCAGGTGTTTTCTGGAGTAACTGTGCTGATGTCCACGACTTCCAGGTTACTGTTGAAGACACGAGTCTGAACAATGCGCTCACATGTAAATTGGTCATTGACCAAGCTCGAAGTGTAAGCCGCACGGATCACGTCTTCTGTAAGGTTCTTACCAAACCAAGAAGCTGCATTTTCAACTGCAGCCGTGATGTTAAGTTCATCAACGTCTGTGATCTTCTTCACATTATTTTCGGTGAGGAGATTCAAAGTAACCTCTGTGTTCTCGCCTGAAAGAGAAACGTTACCAACACGGTTCACTTGAACAAAACATTTCTTCTTATCATCGTTAGTCGCCTTGACAAAGTAGAGACCGTCTTCACCCTTCGAAGGAGTATCATAAATCATCTTGTTATAGTTAATATTATAATCAATTCTTTAAACCAACAAAAGGTATCTTTGATGAGTTCCTAACTATATACTTAGGAATCCAGCCATCTCTGTTTTCCCTGTAACCATATAATAACTTAGAAGTATCTATATTTTTATTAAACTCCTTGGCATTTGTCGGTCTGTGTGTAAACTCGTTGCCAATGTAAGCTTTTGATCTAGTTTTTTTCCATTTTTGGTCTTGTAAATTAAATTTTTGTTTTCCGTGTGTTTTGTTATAACCTTTTATGTTCATATTGGGTACAGAAGCTTTCACTCCGTACACAATTTGTTTAGACAACCTTTCACGTGCCGGTTTGGTTGTGTATTTCGTATACTTATTAGGATTTATATTTTTAACGGCGGATACGGGTACATTTGAATATTCTCTGGATTTTATAACAGGTGTATTTATTTTAGATCTTATTTTACTAAATATTTTTTCAATAGAGTCATCATTATTTATTTTGATGTTCTTGTCAAACATTTTAGAAAGTTTAACCATGCGCTGTCGATCTTTCTCCTTTTTTTCTGGTCTCAAGCCAAGTTTTTGCATGAGATAAACATCTTCAATCAAAAATTGTTTGCTCGCTATGCTTATCCTTTTGTCATGGATCATCCTACCCGTATCCTTATTTTTATATGTTACACCCCGACGCTGTGTTTTCACTATTTCATAGCCAAATTCCTTCGGTCTCATATAAGGAATATCAAGTATTCCACCCAATGTAAAAGGTTCTATTTTACCCTTTTCTATGGAAAAATATCTAACATTCAAATCGAGTGCAAAAAGTTCGACATCTATAAATACATCCCTTTTGCCTACACTATTATTTTCGCTTCCTTTCTTCTTTTTTATGAGAATATATCTTCTGGTTACGTATGGACCAGTTTCAGCAAATCCGAGACCTATAAATTTTGCTATTTTGGAATTGTGTTTTGCTACACGATCCTTAATTTTCGTATTATAATTTTGTGATATCTGTCCAAGTTTGTCCCATGTAAGAAGTTTTAACATTTGAAGTTTTCCGAAATATTTTGTATCATATTTAATCCTAGGTATAAACTTTGTATCTATGTCACTCGTGATTATTCTATTTTCCCGATCTGTGTACTTATTGAATGCTTCGCCTCCAGAAATAACTAAATCTCCATACGGCTTTAGTTTTGACGAAAGTTCTCCCACGATTTTCATGACAATGTCTCTGATTTGATCGGTAACGAGTGCATATACCATCTTTTCAAATGTTTGTCCCTTGTGCACTCTAGATACACGTTTCCTGAAAGCTGATAAATTATTATTATCATAATGCTTTTTTAGTATGGGGTCGTTGAAAAATAAATTTTTTTTCAAAAATCTATTTATGACTGCCTCTGAATAAATCTCGACATCCATCGTTATTATTAATGTACAAAAAAATAAACAGTAAATGTTACTTAAAGAAAACGAACATACAAATTGTATAATAACTAAGATGTCTCTTGAAAGCATTCAAACTGAACTCCAAGCCCTTCGCAACGATCTTAAGTCTCTTACCAAGCTTGTTCGCAAGATCAAGGCCAAGCAAGATGACCCGGACGGAGAAAAGGCGAAGAAGCGGGCTGAAAACAATGGCTTCAACCGTAAGCAACAAGTTACCCCGAAGCTCCGTGCTTTCCTCGGCCTCAAGGAAGATGAGCTCATCTCTCGCAGCGAAGTGACCAAGGCTATTAACAAGTACATCACCGAAAAGGGTCTTAAGCACCCCGAAAACGGTCGTCAACTTGTTCTTGACGACAAGCTTCGTGATCTCCTCGCCCCGCCGGCTGACGTGCAAGTCACCTTCCTTAACCTCCAAAAGTACTTGAGCCCGCACTACGTTAAGGCTTAAAAAAATGAAACGTAAACAAGACAGGAAATAAAAATGTTTGTAGAAAAAAATAAAATCGAGGATCTTATTGGTACTCGCATTAATAATGTGGAATTGTACCAAAAAGCATTCACTCATAAATCCGCCCTCAAAGAGTATGAAGAACTTACCGAATCCTTTGAGACACTCGAATTTATGGGTGATTCTGTATTAGGCTTTGTGATTACTAAATTTTTGTTTGATAAATATGAAAATAGACAAGAAGGTTTTTTGACCAAAGCTAGAACTAGACTCGTGCGTGGTGAAACACTCACAAACATAGCCATTAAGCTTGGATTAAATGAACTCGTTTTGATGGATGAAAAGGGGATGAGAAATGGATGGAACAATAATCCTAAAATTTTAGAGGATGTTTTTGAGGCACTCATTGGAGCTATTTATATGGATTTAGGTCTTCTTCATGCAAAGGAGTTTGTTCTCCGGATTTATAATGACCCTGGATACGTTAACCTAAATGCCATTATGATTGATGATAATTTCAAAGATCACCTCATGAGATACTGCCAAATTATGAACCTGCCACTTCCGGAATATAGAATTGCCGGACACCATGAAGGTATTTTTTACATAGATGCCTACGTAAGTGGACAGTTTTATGGAAGAGGTGAAGCCAAAAGTAAAAAACAAGCCGAACAATTAGCAGCTAGAGCATTTTTTGAACAACTTAAAAACTACCAACATTATTAAATTAATATGCATCCCAACGTCAAAGCTCTCATTGAACGGGAATATGCTGCACAAAAGTCAGAAGAATGGCTTGCACTGCGAGGAAATATGCTTACGGCTTCCGATGCCGCCACCGCAATAGGTAAAAACAAATACGAAACGCCACTAGGTCTCTTACTTAAGAAATGTGGAGTGGGTGAACGTTTTATGGGAAATGAAGCTACACGTCATGGTGAGAAATATGAAGATGAAGCGCGGATTCTCTACGAAGAAAGACATAATGAAGTCGTTCATGAAATAGGTCTTTGTCCACACCCCGAACATAAATGGCTTGGTGGAAGTCCCGATGGGGTATCCGAATCTGGAAAGCTAATTGAAATTAAGTGTCCAATGGCTAGAAAAATTGAAGCTTGTGTACCAGAACATTATATGCCTCAATTGCAATTGTGTATGGAAATTCTTGACCTAGAAGAAGCTGATTTTATTCAATATAAACCTGCAGAATTTAATTGGCCTCGTCCGGAAGAGTTTGTCGTAGTGAACGTAAAGAGAGACCGTGACTGGTTCAAAACCTATCTTCCTGTTATGAAAGAATTCTGGGACAAGGTCTTGTATTATAGAGAACACCTGGATGAGTTACCCAAACCCGAAGAAAAACCAAAGCGCACGAGAAGGAAGAAGGAAGAAAAACCTGTTACGTGTGAAATAGAAGACGTTCCAGAAGATCAGTACCTAAGTGAATAAATCTATATCATTTATTACTTACTTTCAACAATCTCATGGACGGGTACTTCGACACAGCGATACGTTCTTTAAATGGAACATTGCAAAAACCACACCAGGAATATGGCGTTAAATGGATGCTTATTCATGAAACTTATAAAAATATCACAAAAAAGGGTGGATTTTTGTGTGATGAAATGGGTCTAGGTAAAACTATCCAGACCATTTCAGTTATTCTTGGAAATCCTGTAAAGAATACTTTGGTGGTTGTGCCAAAAACTATAGTAGAACAATGGTATAGCGAATTTTCCAAGTTTGCACCACAATTGAAAGTTTGTGTTTACGATAAACACAAACCCATTCCAGATTGTGATGTATTGATAGCTTCTTACTCGGCGATACTAGTAAGGGGTCAAGAAAAAAACACAAGAACTGCGCTTCATGAAATACACTGGAACAGGTTAGTACTTGATGAAGCACACGAAATAAGAAACCGACGTTCAAAAATATTTTACTCACTAAACATGTTAAAAACAGACATACGTTGGCTGTTAACGGGTACACCCGTATTTAACTCAACGGAGGATTTTATATCGCTTCTTATGTTCATTGGTTACAGTAAAATTACTATTCAGTCAAATTATGAAAAATTGAAAAATGTTTATATTTTGAGAAGAACAAAAGAAAATATAAAGTTACCAAAATGCCACTTTGAAAATGTTGAATTGGACATGTTTGAAGAAGAGAAGAAATTTTATGAAAATGTTTTTTTGGAATCTAGAGATTTTATGAAGAAAGTATTTAAAACATATACAAACACAAGTTTTAAAAATATGGAAATGTTGGAATGTTTACTTCGAGCGAGACAATGTATGATATGGCCACAAATGTATTTAAATGGTGTAGCTAAAAAATATGATTTGGAGCCAGAAATATGGACCGGACGCTCAAACAAAATGGAGACACTTTTCAGACTTATTAAAGAGCATCCC